TCACGCATTTCGTCAATCTCTTTCATAACGTCTCTGCCATCTACTAACAGCGGAACGTCAACACGCATACTACCATTCTCCCCACCGTCTATAGTAACTTTAGAGTCTCCTAGACGTGTAGTAGTACTAATAGAGCCGCCGGTAACGCTGCTGGGTAAGTGACCGATACCGGATCCATATGAATAGTTGTTATTACTGTTCATACTTTGTTTCAACCTTTTTGACCATTTTTCTCTACGCTTCTTTTCCGCCGCTTCTTGTTCGCGGATACGTTTCATGTAATCACGTCCTGGACTATAATCAGAATGGAATGTCGTCTTCGTCGATTTCTCCGGCTTTTTTCTTGCCTTCGTAATCTTGTTTAACCATGTCGTAAACACTTTTAAAGTTCCTCCATACCTTTTCTAGCGCAGGATATTCTTTGCACATACGTTCAACTTCGCTTGGATCAATACTATTGTTAGTAAATATCCAATCACTAGTAATGTCACTTATGTTAGTACTTGTGTCAATAGTAAATGTACCATCGTTAGATCCACTATAAACAACATCAGTAATGCTATCGCCTGCCCAGTACGTTGTAGTTGCACCGTAGGTGTCACTAAGATCGATAATGATATCGTCATCATTGTTCATCGGATATTCTCCCAAATAGTTGCATACAATGCATCACCACTAAAAAACTCAGTTGTTAATGTATGTTTTAGTTTTTCAATATCTGAGATATACTTGTCATAGTTGTTAATGTAATCAGTGATTTGTTTTACTAGTTTATCTTTATTTTCTCTATAAGAATCAAGATCTTTAGTCCAAGTACTTGGATACTTAAACTTATTATCATACATTTCTACGTAGCTAAGTCTGTTAGGAACCATAGGAATAGCACCGACTAGAGCACCTTCGTATGCACTAATACCTAGTGTTTCTTGCAAGTTTGCACTGAATACAATCTTTGCTTCACCTAATAAGTTATGGTATTCGTTTTTTGTAAGGTCTTGGTCTTGACAAATAACAAAGTCAACATTAGGAAGTGCTTCTTTAAGGTCTCTAAAGATTTCGGGCTGCTTTTCAGGAGCAATGCGATGCGGAAATAATACTAAATCTCGCTTCTTCATTCCTTTATACGGAATCATTGTATCTTCGAGATACTCCATAGGCCAGCCTACTCGAACAATCTTTTCTGTCTTTTGATTGTCTTCAATCCATTTGTCTATAGTACTATTTGAGTATTTTGCAAAACTTTTTGCAAACAATCGAATATGGAAGTCAGTAGCGAAGTAGTTGTGGTCATAACATTGGAACATTGAATATTCTGCATGACGCACCCAATACCTATCGCCAATCAACCTACCCAAGAAATCATGAGGATCATAAGAACCAGCATGCCAAAGACCACCGATTCTAATGTTAACGCCCAATAGTTCAGCCATGTAACGAAGCTGGATAACAGTTGGGTTCCACGCATCCGTATATAAGAAATAATCTCCATCTTTTACCTTTCCTGCACAAAACAGTTCACCAATGGTTTCTAACTGTTTACTCTTATAAACATTAGTGCCACCGAAGTTAAGAAACGCCCCAGGTGTTGTAGCCTGAGGCGTCTCGCCACCTGATATTACTTGAATATCAGTTTTAACATGCTTTGCCAGTTGTTTAGGTAGATGTTCTTTCCACTGTTTAGTATACCGTGTATCTACAGCTTCAATATCTACAATAAACACTGTCATGTTATTCTCCTTTAGTTAAAACGCTTGCCGCCACGATTGTTGTTATTGTTGCGGAAGTTTTTGTTATTACCTTCTCGACGCTTCGGCGGACCTTTGTGTCGATTAAGATAAGCTCTCCATACATAACTTGACTCGTTATATAGGTCCTTTTCGTCGAATACATATCCAGGAAATCCTTTAAGATACGCATATGCACAGAAGTCACGAAACTTGTCTAGCTCGTCAAAGACTTCTTCAACTGGAGGAAAGTTATATGCCATTTTATTTTACTCTCTTATTTTGGATAAAAAATGGAACAGCCGTTTTCGTTGTCTTCAGCGACACTAATCTCTACAAATCGGCCGGGGTACTTTGTAGAAATCTCTTGGTACAAGTCATCTGCGATCATTTCACAGCTCTTGTGGTTTAACTCTAGTACGCCTTCGACGTCATAGAGTCGTTGCATCCAGCGTTTAAACTGAATGAACTCAATATCGCGATCGTTGTGAAATACTTCAATACGAACACGAAAGTGAAAAATATGACGATGTGGAATACCAAGGAATGATACGTCATCCCAATCGCCTGTTGCTAGTTTAGGGTCTGTGTCAGCACCTGGGTACATGTGTACACCTTCTTTAGCGAAGGTTACCCAAATACTGCGTTCTGCGTTTTGCATAGACATTTTATTATCTTCTTCTCTCATTCTACGTAACATGTAATCGTGATAGCGTTCTTGCATTGTCTTTTAAGTATACTTTCACTTGATAACTTTGTCAAGTCCGTATTTGCTCCAATCTGTGAACTTTTCTCTGTCCATCAGATCATGTAGGCTATGACACCAAACACCTGGGTTAGTTGCTTTGAAATCCTTGTCATCAATCTTCAACATAGTGTTATAGTTGTATTGCTTGACATAAGGAAGCGGAATACGAATCTGCGGAATGAAGAAGTCGTTTTCGATCATTCTGCTTTCTAGCAGTGCTTCTGCATGACTTAGTGGAAGATCTAAACTGCACAAAATATCGTCTTCGAGAAACGGTACAATCATATCTTCCCATGCTTCCCACGCATCTGCATCCTTTGGAAAATCTACGCCAGGATTAAATGAATGATTAGCACCAAAGAAAATGTGTTTGCAGTTTTCTTGATCGAGATAGCGTCGAATAGTATCAAGGTCCTGAAGTCCTACAATAAACAGTGTTTGCAATCCAAACGCAGGAGTCTTTTCAACTTCTACACCTGTAAAGATAGTAGGCTTATCGCTTACTACTCCGTTTTCGTAATCTCTTTTCATCCTAGACCCATTTGTACTAGTTGTGCATTAATACGATGCATTTCGTCTTTGAGATACAGCTTCATAGTTTTTAGTTTTCGAACTTCGTCTGTCACTGTCATATTATGATACTTTACTTCTAACAATGTGTCAAGCTCTCTATGTTTCCGTTCTAGTTCTTCGTAACGATGTATTAGCTTGTCCGGTTCTTCATGATAGTTGCTCATTCTCTAAATCCTCTAACTTGTGCTCTTCTTCCTCAGTAAAACAACCATCTTCAAGTTCTTCAGGTTCTGGTTCTTGCACATCAAATAGAGCATTAAAATGGGTGCTTGCATTTACAGTCTTTTTACCGATAGCACCTCGTGTACCTGGAATAGCCATCCAGAACTTACTATATTCGTCAATCTTAGCTAGAGCTTCGTCTCTGTCTGTGATTGCAAATATTTCTTCCACAACATCTCTAAACAGCACTCTATCAAAACGTTCTTGTACAAGCATTTTAGGAATAACACCTGCATCGTACTGTCTATTAGCTTCTTGTACAGCGTTAATGTGACTCCATACATTGTGACCCATTTGAATAGCATAGCTAAATGAGTCCCAAGACGTTTTACCTTCTTTACCTATCTTATTTAGGTCTCCGGGAGCATAAGTGCAAACGTCTGATACTTTAAGTTCGGCAGTGATTGGTGAGTCTTCAAAGTTTTTAAATATCCCATCTGATATAACAGCGTCTCTAAAGATTCTGTTGTCTGTAGCATATTTCTTATCGTCAACTGATGGCACCATTCGATATGTCCATTTCGAACGGTCCTCTGTTTCATTCTGTATGTAAATCTGTCCATTCGCGGTTGCAAGGAAAGGACTAGCACAGTCAAAAGTTGCAGTGAAGTTTTCATTATAGTTTTTCCGTACAGCACGTTGAATGTCAGTTAGCAAACATGCCCACTCTAGTTTTGATGTACCTAGGAAGTGCATTACATCGTGAATGCCTTTTTCTAGCAATCCGTCAAAGTGCATTGTAACGATTCTTTTCAACACTAAGTGAACATCACACATATTCTGTCCACCCATTGCCCAACCATTAAAGTGATTGTCTGGGTATTGTTTAGGATCGCAATACTTCTTCATACGATCGTACCAGTCATCTGCTTCAGCGTGGTTTTCACCTTGTAGTACGTTTAAGAACTTACAAGCACCTGTACGGTTAGCAATCCAATAGTCATTATTGATATATGTGCCTTCAACAGCTTCCATGTAAGTAGTAATACCAGTTGCTTCTCGTCCAGCCGGTGAACGACATACCCAAGCAGGAATATCAAGGATCATACCATAGTCCATGTAAGCATCCATCCAACGAAGAACTTGGTCACGTTTCTTTTGTGCTTTAGGACAGTTAGGATTTTTCCAGTCGCCTTCCCAAACGCCTTTACCGATCTGGAAGCCGCCTGAGTCACCTAATACCCAACTATTCTGTCTATCACGATTACGCACCATATCTTCTTTAGGTGCGTGTTTGTTGATATCTAGTTCAGCATGTCCTGCTGAATATAGCGTCCACTGGTACTGGAAAGCGCCTTCCTGCGGATTGAGATAGTTTAAGCTCTCAACACCGTTAGCAAAGTTTGAAGGGATTCGCGACTTATCTACATATTCGTCATAACGCTGTTTTCCCACGTAAGTGGCATAGAAGCCACTTAGTGCTGGGAGGAAACGTGCGTAGTCATTTTGTTCCGTAGTTAAGTCTTTACGCATATTTTACTTACTCTGTGCTGGAAGAATGTAATCGTATTTTGCTAGTCCGCTATCTACGCTAATCTGCATAGCGCCTTGATCTGAAATGCTCATAGTTGCATCGCCATCTAGGTTTAGAATGCTTTGTACTTGTGCCACTGGCCAACTCCATGTGTGTGTTAGCGAACCTTCTACACTGTGTTGGAAAACAAACTCACCTGCGTGTGTGCTTGCATCACCAAAGCTAAACACCAAGTTACCGTCTACAGTTTTTACGTTAAACGTAGGTTCTTCTGAGTGTGCTGCACTCATTAGTTTCATTCGTGCAATACTTGCCATACTTGGTTGGAAAGTTACATTCCAAGAAGCACCTTTGAACTTAACAGTTTTTAGCTTTTCTTCAATGATTGCTTTATTCATAAAGCGATAATCATTCTGGAAGTCGCCAGCAGCATTTTCAAAGTGAATATGTGTTGGGATAGTTTCGCCGTTACGCTCTGCTGTTATAACATCAATCTTTGCATTGTCTTTATATTCTGGATTTTTTAAATGCAATGCAAGTTTGTCTAGATTAGGCATACCAAATGTGCCTTCAAACTCATTTACAGGTGCATGTGTTTCTGCTGATAAAATAACACTGCGATCGTCTGCCATTGAGTCAATCTGTGTACCTTCATCATTGGTTACTTTTACTAGTGCCAAGAAGCCTAGTGCGTGAGTATGTGCTACTACGTCTTGTAAGATGTCTTTCATTCTACGGTTTCTCCATTGTTTAAATATATTATATTGCCTTTGTGATCATTTGTCAAGAACTTTTCTACCGAATATTTAGGTTCGAAGCCTAATGCTCGCATTTTTTCTGTGTTAGCACAAGTCCATTCTCGCTCTCCTGGGGTATTTAGACGCACTGGCAAGTCTGGTGCTAAGTCTTGGATCCTAACTGGATGCCCCGTACCAATATCAATGTGTCCACATACTTGCGGATTTTTCATCAATATTTCGATTGCATCTAGTACATCTTCTAGATGAATAAAATCTCTGTGGTGTCTTGTTGTGTATTCTAGTGTACCATTGCGCAGTTTATTAAAGAACATATTTTCTCTAGGACAACTGTCTGAATATACAGTATGAAAACGCATACCTAGCATTTTGCTCGGATCATAACGTTCTGCAAGTTCTTCCATTAAGAACTTAGACGCCGCATAAGGGTTCAAATCGGGCTCGTATGCACTCGAACTGCTCGCATACAGTATACGTGTACCTTCATAACGATCAAACAGTCTACGGCTTGCTTCTACGTTATTCATCCAGTATGACGCAGGATCTGTTAGGCTTTCGCGCACACCACTACGTCCTGCTAAGTGTATTACTAGATCAAAATCTTCATTTGGAAAATCGCAATATAGAAGATTCTGTGTGCCTTTATACGCAATATCCAACCCTGTTACAGTGTGTCCTGCTCCTAACAATCTACTGTGTAAAGCAGAGCCAATAAATCCGCAATGTCCTGTTAATAAAATATTCATGATGCTATTCCTTGTTCTTGGAACCACGTCAAGTATTCCCAAGTATTTTTCCATGTTAGAACATGTCTATGATGATGTACTACTTGTGCTAAAGGATAGTCATTACCGCCTGGGTGCATAGCATCGCCAAAGAAATAAAGTACATCGTCTACCCAAAAGTCTTTCTTGATTTGACTTTTGTCATAACCTTTAGGTGAAATATCAATACCAGTCTCACCACCAACTTTTGCTTCTAAGTCTGTAAAGATACTATTAAACACACTAGCAATATTATCACGTTCGCTTGTGTCTTTATCCCATTTGACGTAGTGAGCACGTTCTTGTGCGTTAGCATTACGTCCTACAATACTAAAGTTTACCATACCTGGGCGATGTTCAAAATGCAAGCCTGTACGTTTAGGAAAGTCGCTTGTTGTAAGTTGCTCTGCCAACCATTCGTGCGGACGGCCTAGTAGTTTCCATTCGTTTGTGCGAACGTGTTTGTTGCTTTGCCAAACATCGTTACCATTACAGTTGTAAACAGTGTGGCAAAGATTGTAAGTATCTTCTCCAATCTGTTCTACTGTTTTAGGCTTGTCACTGCCTGTAACTAGAAACACTTGATTATTGCGACAGAACTCATTAAAGAACTCTTTAAACACAGGATCAATCTTACCTCTGCTAGGAGTAAGTGTTCCGTCTACATCAAATATAAACTTATTCATAATATTCGCATATTGCCTCTTCGCCTTGTGTAAACTCGTAGTACAACTCTACAGCATCTTCTACACATTCTAGTTCTGTAGTATACTCGCCGTAGCGAACATACTTGTATTCGTCCTTAGCGTGTGTATTCACAATGTAGTCTATAACAAACAATACCCACATTACGGATTCTCCTTGATCCAAACACATTCTGAAATATCTTCAGGTGTGTCATACATCCGCTTACACTGTTCGTAAGGGTGTGAGTACATTGCCCACGCCCATCCTGCAATAAATGCTAGTAGTAAAAAAGCGTATTTCATCCGTTCTGTCTTTCTGCAACTCTTGCTCTTAGATCGCTTGAACTAAAGCGATGGTCTCGTTTGTTGAAGTATAAATCAATATCACGTTTGCGGCAGATATCTTTGCCTGTGAACTCCTTGTCTCTATACTCCTCTCCTAATATTCTAACATCAATATGATACATTGTCAAGATATCTTCTAGATCTTTTTCAGTACCATAAGGGACTATTTCGTCTACATAGCCTACTGCTTTTAGTTGAGTATATCGTTCTACAACAGTTTGTATAGGGGCATTCTTTTCTGCTCTATCTACACTTGGATCAACTTGTAATCCGCATATTAGATAGTCGCATTGTTCTTTTGCTTCACGTAACATTTGTACATGTCCGGCGTGAAGTAAATCGAACGTTGAACAAGTAAATCCTACTTTCATACTACTTCCTTTGTTTGTTATTAGTACGTTTATTTAGGTTTTTGTTTTGATTTTCTAACAAATCTCTAACGTCTTGTAGTTGAAAAATAACTTCCTCAATCATATCAAGATCTTGAGGCTTGTCAGTATCAAGCTCTAGTTCTATTTTTACTTTCATACATTTTAGTCTCCGAAGTCAAACAAACTATTGAATGTTGTATGCTGTTTAGTATCTTCTAGATCGTAGTTCAGCACACCAATCAAGTTGTCTAACTTATTATCAATAATAGTTTCTGCCATAGCCGCATCGTCAAATGGCAGTTCTTTAAACCAATCAGGAAGTCTTAGCTCATCTGTTGGATACGCAACAGAAGTATAACCTAACGGATTTTGTTTTAGTTTACAAACGATAACCTTCATGCCATCTACAACCTCTTGCGAGTATTTGTCACCATTCATGCGTTTTAGTGTATTCCAGTTGATTGAAGCACGAACGTGTCCGGGCATATTAGCTTTACCTTGTTTTTGCTCAAGACGTTGATAGTGTCCAATCTTGTTAGCACGTTTAGGTGAACCTTTTTCCCAACCAGGCATTTCTTGGAACTCCTTGCGGAACTCTGTAATACGTTCCAGTACTTCTTTTTCCGGAACATCTGTAAGAACCATTAGCAATAGTTCACTAAGAAACTGTTGCATAAACACAGGAGTATCTGAACGGCGCAAGTCTAAGCCCATAGCTTTTACTTTGCCAGGCTTTCCGTCACCGTCAGTTCTAAATCCTTCGTTATCGATAACAAGTGCTGCATAACGCTTTTTAGTGATGTATAGTCCGCTCTTGGCAACAATCTCTCTGCCTGCTGCAATAACATCGCTTCGTGTCTTAGGACAATGAAATGCGTGTGCCATAAACTTTTCAAACGTTGTATTAGCTTGTTCGCACACTTGATCGTATAATGCAATAGCCTTTTCCGGAGTCCATTCTAGTTTACCGCTTTCTACATCATCTTTAAGCACAGGCCAAGCACTAAAGTACACAGAGTCAGTATCACCGTAAATAACTGCTTTACCTACATGATCATATTCACCTGTAATAGTCTTGTTAACTTCGGCACTCATGTGCTTAACAATCTGTCTGCCTGTAAGTGTAGTAGACTGACCAATGCGTTTATCGAAGAATCTACAACCTGGGTTAAGAATCGCACCATACAAACTGTTCAAGTTAATCTTCTTAACCAACTGACGCTTGTCCCAGTATTCAATCTCTGCATCAAGTTTAGCATCTTTTGCTTTCTTTAGTTTCTTTTGAAGTTCTTTGCGTTCTGCATACCAACGTTTAAGAATACCTGGGATAACACCTTCAAACTCTGTAGTAAAGATTGTTCCGTTTGCACTGAGCATCCACGGCATGTGACTATCAAAGATTAGCTTGTAAATCTCTGCACCGCTTAGTACATCACTACGCCCGTCTTCCCAGTCAATAGTTAGTGCAACATCTTTGCGTTGCTCCATAACCATATCGTATTCTTCGACATTAAAACGTCCTTCCCAACTACCTGCAAAGCTCTTTTTCTTTAGTGTCATATCTTCGTGTACACGAGCATCTGAAATCTCAGGACGTATTTGTCCTACGATAGTCTCTGGTGCCATGTTCAATGCACGAATCACTGACGGATACAGTGAGTTCAAGTCCATTGAAGCAATCCACTTGTGCAAGCCTTTCTTAGGAAACGCAACATACGCACCTGCTGCCTGTGTGTTTTCTGTGTCGTCACGTCGAGGACGATTAGGTACTTGCAGTCCACGATTGTGTGCTTCGTTAATAATGCCTTGTTCTGTTACTGCTACAGCACCCATTGTTGTTTGTAGTAGTACAGTGTTTTCGTGTGCAATGCTGTTTGACAAGTCAATAAAGCGTAGCTTCTTGTCTAGTTTGTCTAGTAGTGCAGTATCCTGAATGTTATATTCAATAAACTTGCGGAAGTCATTGTTATACAACTGATCCAATGTACCTTCATATGGCACCTTGTTTTCGCCTACTTCAATCTCACCAATAGCGTCTAGTCGATATGTATGACGTTCTTCGTATGTGTATTTGCGATACAGTTCAAGACTGTCCAAGTGTACACGACCTACTAAGTCAAATGTAACTGCTTGCTTCCCGTACTTTTCATACTCACGTTTCTTAGGCAACTGCCCCCAAAGACAAAAACGTCTTGTGTCGTCTTTAGAAAGCACTCTTGCTACACGGTTTACAGTGTACGGAATATCGTAGCCTTCACTGTTCCAGCCACTTAAGATGTCTGCATCTTCAATGAGTGTTAGGAACGTGTCGAGCATCTCTGTTTCTTTTTCAAACAGCATTACATTGTCAATGCCTTCAAGTTCTTTTTGTGCTTGCTCCATTGTAAGTGTCTTAGGCGGAACAGCAAGACATACCATTGTTTCTAGCCATTGCAAGTATACAGATACAGACGTAATGCCCATGAACGGATCTGCTGGATCAGCAAAGCCACGCTCTGGATCAAAGTCTGTCTCGATATCGAAAAACGCAATGTTTAGCTTTGGAGCATCTTGATTAAGATAGTTTTCACTCAAACACTGGAAGATAGGATTAATGTCACTTTCAAATAATGTCTTATCTTTGTTAATAGCAACTTCTTTGCGAAAGTCTTTTGTGTTCTTGCACACAATACGACTTAGAGGATCACCGTACACACTCTTGTACTTGCCCTTAGGATCTTTATAATAAAATGTATATTTTGCAGGGTATTCTGTAAACGTCCGTTTACCGTCGCGTCTTTCTACGACACGAATAATATCTTGATCACGATCGAACATCGCGTCTACGTATGGCATTCATTTCTCCTTTGTTGCTTATTGGCCAACTTAACCATCTACATGTTCTTTTGAACGAGACTTGTACCAACGTACTAGTCCATAAATACTTAGCACAAACCAAAACACTTCAATAATAATACTGGATAGGTTAGGTTTGTAGTATAAGTTTATACCAAGGAGTATAGCAACAACCATGTTATTGAAGCTATACCAAAAGCCCTTGGCATCTAGTTTGCCAAACTGTAGTAAGGCAAAAGTACTGACTAAAATAGTAACACCTATGTTACCTATAAAGTCGCTCCACTCATAAGTGTATTCCATTTAACTCACTATAAAATAGTTATAGATTCCGTACAAGTCTACAAACAAGAACACAAAGTTTTGTATAAACATAGGCTTGTCTTTCAACTTAAAGAACAACAAACTTAATAGTACATGGGCTATTGCAAACACAACAAACCCATAGCGACTATATTCGAAGTTGCTAGAAAGGAGTAAGGCAGCAATAAAAAATAATATTGTGCCTACCCACTTTATATTTTCTTGAGATTTGATCACTTATCGTAGCCAAGAGTGGTAATAAGTGTTTCAAGATCATCAAAGGCATCATAATGCTTATCCCAGTCACGTTTTTGTGCAATCTTGATTGCTTTGTTAATAAGTGCTGGCTTAACATCTAGTTCTTCTGCTACTGCTTTTACAGTATCTTTAAGACCTGCTTGCAAGTCTTCTACTTCTTGTAGTACGGTTACACCCTCTTTAACAAGGCGTTCTAGTTTGGCTTTTTCTTCTGGGCCGTAGGTACGGTCACTCATAGGTCACTCCTGTTGTGTTAGTTATAAGTGTATTATATATTAGATTTTAGGGAAAGTCAAGCAGAAATGGCAAGTTTTATTACTCGCCACTTCCTGTTGCATCAATAGCGTTTTGTGCTGATTGCTGTACAGCATACAGCATGTTTAGCATTAGACCCAATGCTTCGTTGTGTTTTACTTTTGGATCAGACTCTGTAGCCATTTCTCTAAAAGTATTTGCAATGTTTCGTTTTGTTTGTACACCGTCTGTACGCATAAAGTTTACAATACCTGCTTTAAATGCCATAACTTCATCTTCAGCAGTTATGTTTAGTTGATGTTCTGCAAACTCTGTCATTGCTTCGTCTAGTAAAGCGATCATGTTCTGATCGCTATATGTCCATTCGCTTACGTCAGTGCCATAAGGTTGCCATCCGTTGTTTAGTGTTTGAAACCCTAACTCTCTAAGACGCTCAACTGAAACTTTGTAGCGGGCTGCATCGCCTCTATAAAACTCGTTAACAGTTGATTCAGTTACAATATCAAATACTTTCATTTATGGACCATCCACTTGAACTTCTTCTTGTTTAGGACTACCGTCTGTATTGTGTGTTGCAGCCCAAGCGCCATCCCAAGCGTTTTGTTTAATCTGTAAGCTACCTTGTCCGTCATCAGGACCAGTAGGTCTTGCAGGAACTCTAGCATTTGGAAGTTGCTGTCCTGTGTTCGGGTCTAGGTAGCCTTCATATGCTGCATCCCAAGCCATTCCGGCATATTGACTTTGTTGATCGCTACCTGCCGGTCTTGGTCCTGCATCAACCATTTGCTGTTGTGTTGCATCAGGTTGAGCTGTACCAGTTTCGTCATCACCGCCTTGCCCGTCACCTGGAGTAACACCAATACGCTCTAGTTCTGGTTTAACATATTCGTCATAGTCAGAACTTGAAAGTGATCCCATTAAATCTTGAATCAAGTTACCGCTTCTAAGTCTGCCTGCTCTGTTACCTACTTGACGATAGGCATCAACAACTAGTTGCCAATCTTCTACAGAGTTCAGTTCTTGTAGTCTTGCTTGTATTCCCGGTTCATCAGATCTTGCACCTGAGATTATGTTTCCTAAGCTACCGCCGCCGTCGTTGCCATTAAGCCCACGACCTGGTCCGCTTGAAAAGTCCATAGCAATCTCTCTAGCACGTTCTGGTGTAATACCAGCCTGCGATCCGCCTTCACCTCTAGCCCATTCACTAGCAGCAGTTAGTTGTGTTCTTAGCACTTCGGGAAGCGCAGCCATGTATTCGCCGTCGCCGTCAATCTTAGTTTTAAGTGCATTGTATAGTTCCATTGCGCGAGCCTGCTGTTGATCAGTTACTTCTTCAAATAGTGATTCAACTAGACTCATCATTGAACGAATACTGTGTACTACACTTTCGTTTGACGGTGCTTGGAATACTGCGCCTGCTTCGATTAAGTCGTTTAGTTCTTTTAGTTGTGCTGCCCAAGTTTTAACATCTGGAAGTTTACCCCAAACTAGAATCTTTTCAATAGTTTGTGGGCCAGCATCACCGTCATCAGTAATAGCAACTAGTTGTTGGAACTCTTTAACAGCACCAGTTGTTTGTGGTCCGTAACGTCCGTCAGTACCAATATCCCAACCCATAGTTTTTAGGAACTCTTGTAGTTCTGTAATAGCACGAGTTTCGTTTGTATCGTTTTTCAATCCGCCTTTGTCTGACTTAGCAAAGTCCGCTAGTGACATACCGTTTGGATTACCACTGTCGGCGCCACTGTCTCTGCTGTTCGCATCGTCTTCGCCGCTATCAGTCGGCTGTGCTTCCGGTTCTGCTTCCGGTTCTGCTTCCGGTTCTAAGTTACTGATTCTTTCTTGAGCGTCTCTTACAGCATTCAAAGTTTCTTCATCGTCTTGATACGCATCTAATGGTAGATCCTTAATCTTAGCCATTAGTTCTTGGAACTCTCTTTCTTCGTCATCGTCAAGTGCTTCAGTAAGCAAACGAGCTAATGCAGATTCATAAACAACTCCTTCATTAGAAGTTGCATTGCGTTTAGCTAATAGTTCTAAGAAACGTGCAACATCTCTACGAACTTGTCTACGACCTGATGCCATTGTTTGAGTATTTCTCATTGCATTGTTTTCGTCACTGTCTGGATCACCAGTAGTAATGTCTAGTCCTAAGAAGTTAGTAACACCTAAACGTTCCGCTGCTTCTTGACTTAGATAACCTTTTTCTGCAAGTTCTTGTGCAACACGTCTGCTTGCGCCGCCGCTACCTGTGTAACGACCTGCATCATCTTTTTGCACACTGTAAAAAACTTTACCACTTGGAGAATATAAACCTGGAAGTTCTAGTTTTTCTGCAACAGCACCAATGAACTGTTTGTTAATGTAATCGTTGGTTCTTGGAAAGCCCATAAGTTCTTGATCTGCTAAGTCGCGTCTAACAGCTCTTACAGCATCATATATTTCTTCTACAGTAGGTTCATTACCTAGTCTATCTAAATGTCTATCAAATACACCGTCAACTGCATCGTTAACTCTACGACCGAAGCCGTGTGGCCCGTATTTTCCTTCGCTGATTTCTTGTGCTTCTACAGCCTCGATCAGTTTACGCATATCAGACATTGTTTTTCTCCATGTGTTGTTCTAGTTTATTTCTTAGCATATTTGCGATTGATTCTTTAGCTTCGGGCTCTACTGCTTCTGGCTCTTCTTCAGGCTCTACAGGATCTTCTTTATTTGCTATCTTAATAATGTTGTCTAGCATTTGTGCTAGTTTAGGTTTTTCTAAAATAGTTTCTAGCATTGTTGCATACGGAGCAAATGCTTCACGTTGTTGCGGAGTTAATACTTCGCCACCCATTGCTCTACGTATTGCAGTTTGTACAAGTGCAGCAGGATCTTCTGACCCAACATCTGCTCTTGTTTTTGAAATACCTGGAATAAGACTAGGCTCAACTTCAGGTGCTTCATTAACAACCGGCTTAGCAGATCTTTGTACACCTGCTAGTGCAGCAAGACTGCCAAGATCTAAATCTAAAGGTAAACTGCCTGGAGCAACCTGGGCACTTTCGTTTACATAATCTTTAGTTGTCGGAACATCTCCTACAGGCTTTCCAGCCGCAGCTAATAGTGCTTCTCTGTCTGCTTGAGGATTCGAAGGAAAAAGATCCTTCATTTTATTACTCATTGCGTAAAAATCCATTAGTTACCTGCCTCTGCTGCTTTAAATGCTGCTACAGCCATTTCTCTACGCTTTTCTTTTGACTTACCACGGAACTGTGGAGCATCTGATTTTTCAAAGTCTGCAATCCATGCTTCAATACCATCTGAAACATTTAGTTTTTCTGCAAGTTTTGATTCTAACACTTTGCTTAGTGCAGATTTGTAATCACCTTCGGCATGCATTGCTGCCATATGTGCTTTGTACTTTTTAGTACCTTTCTTGTGTGGTGATTTACCTTCAGCAACATTTTCTTCAAACTTCATTTCGTAGTCCATTGCATGGTATACACTACCAATGTAGTCTGCTGCTTTAGTGATTTTAGATTGCTGCCATCCTTCAATACCTTCTGCTTCGCTTACACCTTTAAGCATGTCGTGTAGTTTGATAGCATATTTTGCAATCTTGTATAGTTCGGCACGAGCCATCTGTACTTCGTGATCACGCTCAACTGCATGAGCCATATCACCTAAGTGGCCTTCGTTTACTTTTTTAGTCATTCGGTTGCTCCTAAATACTTTAATGTATTTATCAATGTGCAACCTTAACTGGTTCGTTTTATTGTTTTAGGTTTAGCACTAGCCATTAAAGTGTCGTCATTATCTAGTGCATTTTGTGTAGTGCCGTCTGAGTTTTTACGCTGTGGTGCAACAGGAACACCGTTCTTGTCACGTTTGATTTTAGCATGTGCAGCACGAGGATTTGCAACACTCGCAATGTTACCAGCAGTAGTAGCACCAGCAGTTGCATCTTCTCTAACACACGAACCTTTTTCGCCGCGGCGGGTGCCTGGTACTCTACGATAACCTTTCCAACACTTGTCGTAAACGCTGCTATTACCGTGACGCTCGCCTTCGCCGATATTTGCTAATACTTGATCCTTCCAGCCTGGTGGCAAAGTTAGTTTTC